CTGACCGGTATCGTCGGGATCCTGGACAACGCCGGAACCTGGCTGCATGATCTGTTTGTGACAGCCTGGGACGCGGTGAAGAATATCAACTGGGCTGACGTCGGACGGGCAATCCTGGACGGGATCGGGCAGCTGATCGACGGCGCCGGTAAATTCCTGTCCAATCTGTTCGGGTTTGGCCTGGACGACACGCTGAAGCTGAGCTGGGGCGATATCGGATCCGGTATTCTCGGCGGGGTAACGAGCTTTATCAGCGCCGGCGGAGCATGGCTGAAGAAGCTGTTTGATGCGGCTTTAAAAGCTGTGACGGGAGAAGACGCGCCGGATTGGGCACAGATCGGCGCATCCATCCTGGGTGGAATTAAGCAATTCATTGATGACGCCGGCAAATGGCTGGCAAGTCTGTTTGGCATCGGTGAAGAAAGCGCTGAGAATGATGTTGATTATAACGGACTGGGCGGTACTATCCTGGATGGCGTAACAGGGAGCATAGACAGCGCAGGTAGCTTCCTGAGCTCTCCTTTCGGCCAGGGGAAAAACCAGGTTGAAAGTCTGGGATGGGAAACGCTCGGCCAGCTGATAGTGACGGGCGTCAATGTGGCATTGGCCGGTGGAGATTTCATCGCAAGCGCGTTCCGGGCTGGGAAAACGATCGTCGAAAACATCCAATGGGATCAGGTTGGTCAGAAGATCAGCACTCTGTTGCAGGTTGGACTTGCGGGCGCGGCGAGTACACTGGAAGCGGCATTCAGCGGCGCTGTAACGTTCATCAATTCTCTGGACTGGTCAGGGCTCGCAGGCGGAGTTTCGAGCGTACTGGAGGCTGGTCTGAATGGCGCGGCGAGTACACTGGAAGCGGCATTCAGCGGCGCTGTAACGTTCATCAATTCCCTGGACTGGTCAGGGCTTGCGGGCGGAGTCTCGAACGTGCTGAAAACGGGCCTGGATGGTGCAGCGGCGACATTGGAAGCAGCGTTCAGTGGCGCGGCAACATTCATAGAATCAATTGAATGGAAAGGACTCGCATCCGGAGTATCAAAAATATTGGAGACGGGTCTGGATGGAGCGGCGAGCACACTGGAAGCGGCATTCTCGGCAGCGCATACTTTCATCACGGAAGGCATTGACTGGAAGAAGGCCGGGCAGGACATTCAGAGCGGCCTGGGCGATGTATGGAGCGGCATCACTGGTCTGATCGGAGGACTTGGCCGGGGCGCGGGCAAGGCTGTGGAAGGCGCAGGCGAAGGCATATATAACCTCTTTACCGGCGGAGGAAAAAACAATCAGGATACATCCGGGTTGGAATCCACCGGCGGAGCCATGGCCGCGAGTATTGGCAAAGGATTGACCGGAGCGGACATGTCAACGTATGGCAGCTCTTTCGCTGCTAAGGTAAGCGCGGCAATCAGAGCTTCGTCAGATACATTAAAGACAGCCGGCGAATCCATGGCTTCAAGCGCAGGTGGTGGACTGTCCGGGAAAGACATGTCAACCTACGGAAGTTCGTTCGCCTCAAAAGTATACACAGCAATCAATGCATCGTCAGAAAGAATGAAGGCAGCCGGCGAATCCATGGCTTCAAGCGCGGGTGGTGGACTGTCCGGGAAAGACATGTCAACCTACGGAAGTTTGTTCGCCTCAAAAGTATACACAGCAATCAATGCATCTTCAGAAACAATGAAGACAGCCGGCGGTTCGATGGCCTCGAGCGCGGGTAGCGGACTGTCCGGGAAGGATATGACAGCTTATGGATCCACTTTCGTCAGCAAAATAAAAACCGCGATTGAGGCCGCAAAAGACAAAATGAAAACAGCAGCGGCGACGCTGATAGCCGCCTTCAAGGCTGCTTTCACCGCTGAAAGCTGGGATTCGATCGGTGCGGACATATGCTCCGGTATCGCTTCCGGAATCAGCAAAGACACAACGATTACAGCCGCCATGAAGACAGCTGCTGAAGCCGCTGTGAAAGCGGCCAAAGAAGCGCTGGACATCGGATCCCCTTCCAGGGTGATGAGAAAGGAAGTCGGCCGATGGATTCCGGAAGGCATTGCCCAGGGCATCAACAAAAACACGGCGCCGATCACTTCGGCCATGGATGGCATTGCTGCGTCTCTGGCGGATACGAGTCTTTCCGGTTCTCTGATGGATCAGGATCGCAGGCTGAGAACCGCGTACCGGAGCGGATACACCGGTATTCCGGGCGGAGGATTTATCCAGAACCTGACGGTGAACAGTCCGGAAGCCCTCAGCCCATCCGAAACGGCGAGACAGACAAGGATTGCCACGCGGAATATGGTGCTGGCGCTGAGGGGAGTGTAACAGATGAGCGCGAGAAAGATCACCTGTACAAATGAGGACAATATCCAGATCATCCTGACGGATCAGTTCCAGCCCTGGATGCTCGCCATGTGTGACGGGATCTATGAGATCAACAATAATGTGAGCACATCCGAAAACACAATGACGGACGGAAACACGCTGCAGGGCAGCACAGCCAGGATGCGAAACATTGTGCTGACGCTGCGGGACCATCCGCTCGGAGATCACCAGGAAAACAGAAGCTTGCTGTATCGTGTGTTCAAAGCGAAGAAGACAGGCCGGTTCGACTACGAAGAACAGGGAAACATAAAGTCGATCAATTACACAGTAGAGAGCGTGAGCATATCCTCGGAAGAACGGTCCAGGATTGCGACCGTCTCTCTGCTGTGTCCGGATCCGTTCTTCACCAGTCCGCAGGATATCACAGTTGTGATGGCCGGATGGGTTGGAGACTTTGAATGGCAGCATGAATTTCCGGCAGCCGGGGAAGAGTTTGGACACAAGGTAACGGAAAAGCTGAAGACCATCGAAAACGAAGAGCCTGTGGACGGGATCGGTATGACGATCACGATCGAAGCCGCAGGCCCGGTGTCCAATGTATCGCTCACCCATGTGGAGCAGGGAATCAGCATGGAGATCGGGACAACGGAGAATCCGCTGGATCTGATCACAGGCGATAAGATCATCATCACAACGCACACGAACAATAAGCATGTATATCTGGAACAGGACGGAGTCCGGACGGAGATCAACGGATATCTGTCAGAAGATTCCGAATTCATCCAGCTGATGACCGGAAGCAATACGCTCGGATATGAAGCGGAATCCGGAGAAGATTATCTTTCAGTCAGCATCTCCTATCGTTATCGGTTTGTGGGGGTGTAAGGCATGGAAATCAGGTTTTATAACCAGAACATGTCTTTTCTCGGCGTGATGGAGAATCACAGGTCGATGATCTGGACACGGAAATATTATGAGCCGGGGAAAGTCATGCTTGTATGCCCATTTACAGAGGAAAATCTGAAGCTGACGCAGCGGAAGAATCTGATCTGGATGAAAGGCCGGAAAGAAGCGGCGGTGATTGAAAGCCGGCATATCACGGATGAGGCGTCCAAGTCGCAGATCGAGGTAAACGGACGTTTCATGTCGAGCTATATGGACAGGCGGCTGATCCGTCCGAAAGTGGTCTACGACGGGACAGTAGAACTCGCAATGCGGCAGCTGCTGTCCGGCGCTGCAGCGCTCCCAAGGGTTACGCTGGGGCAGCTGAACGGTTTCGAGGAAACGGTATCCTTTCAGGCAACATACAAGAACCTGCTGACGTATGAGATAAAGCTGTCAAAATGTTCGGATATTGCTTTCCGGCTCAGGCCGGACTTCGAGGCGAAAGTGATTTATTTCGAAACATACAAGGGAACGGATCACACAGCCGGGCAGACAGCGAACCAGAGGATCATCTTTTCGGAAGCCTATGACAACCTGGAAAAAGCCGAGTATCAGGAAAACGACCAGCTGGAGAAGACAACGGTCTATATCGGAGGCCAGGGCCAGGGCGATGAAAGAACGATCGTATCTTTCGGGGAGGAATACACCGGGCTGGATCGGCGGGAGCTGTTCGTGGACGCCAGGGACCTGACGAAGGAAAGCGGCATGTCGGATCAGACATACGCGGAGAAGCTCCTGCAGAGAGGCAGGGAAGCGCAGGCGGAGAACCGGCTGACGGAGTCCTTTGACTGCGAGATTCTGCCGGACGGGAATTTCGTGTATCGCCGGGATTATGACCTGGGCGATATCGTGACCGTCCGGAAAAAAGCCTGGGGAATCACTAGGGATCTGCGAATCACGGAAGTCCAGGAAATCTATGAACGCGGAGCGATGAAGATTGTTCCCGTTTTCGGAGACGCAATACCAGAAACGATTGATTGGAGTGATGAATGATGGCCGGGACAAATCATGCGCTGTTCTATGCTTCGGAAAACGGGGATCGGGTCTATGACGCGGATTCCTTCGAGCACCTGCTGAAGAAGTTCTTCACATCCGGCGTGTTCGCCGGAGACTGCCAGGCAACGGCGGACGGAAGCGGGATGACCTGCACGATGGGGGCAGGATACTCCAACTGTGATGGCAAGATCCGTTTCTTTGAGAATCCTGTTCCGCTGACGATCAGCAATGCGCACGGCGTTTATGATCGGATCGACACGATCGTGATCGAGCGGAACGATTCTGATCGGGATATCACATGCAAGGTGGTTACCGGAGCCTATTCACAGGATCCTGTTCCGACGGCTCCGATCCGGGCGAACGGGATCTATCAGCTGGTTGTGGCGGAGGTCTATGTGGCTGCAGGGGCTACAAAGATCACCCAGAGCGTGATCACGGACAAGCGTCCGGATGCTGAAGTCTGCGGCTATGTGATGTGCGCGGTGGATACGCCGGATTTCTCGGAGCTGTATGCTCAGTTCGTTTCTCAGGCGGAGGAATTCATTGACACCCAGAGCGCCGATTTCCTGGACTGGTTCGACCGGATGAAGGATCAGCTGTCTGAAGACGCTGCCGGCCATCTGCAGCTGGAGATTGATGACTTGTCTGATGAAGTTGATGAAACAGTCAAATTCAGCCCGCAGTCATTAACCGAAGCAGAGAAAGACCAGGCTCGCGAAAACATCGGTGCTGAGACTGATCAGATCGATGATGACATGGCGATCGTGGTACGGGGGAACAAAACGACGCATGTTGGCGGCGCTGCAATAGGTCAATTCATCATTCTGAGAGGAAGCACCATCAGCGGATGCGCAGACGGCATATACACCGCTGCCAAGGCGATCCCGTACAATACGGCCATCGATAGCACGTATTTGACGGCCTGCCCTGAAGGGGGCCTCAATGCGTTAAATGCTTCTTTGATAGAATACGGTACGTGGACACCGAGTCTTCCACGGAATACTATTACAACAACAAAAGCGGTATATCAAAGAATTGGAAATATGATTATTGCATCTTGGGTGGGGTCGATCAATTCAGCTAGCGGAA